CCAGCAACACTAGCCAACGACGGCAGTGCTGCATATAACAACACTGCCGTGGTGGCTGCATCTGTATTACCAGGAACTTCCTGGTTATACATCCTCTCAAAGTCGGAATAAGAGAGTGGTTTGTTGGCTAACCGTATCTTGGTGGTCAACGCTTCGTATAGCTTCAGTGGAATTTGACAGCTAACTCGACCTTTCTTCAGCTGCACTGAGACAAAGGCATTGCCTTGTTCATCAGTGGAGGTGAAGCATCGGGCTTCAGAGGAGGACACGACTAAACGTTGCATCAGTATCCTACCTGAGAGCAAGCGATGCCATGGCCCGTACGTGATAGTAACGGGAACGATCAGGACTAACCTACGACTAGGCTCCCATCCAAAGATCTTCCATGACGACACCATACAATGTATGGTGCACCACCAATAATCAACAGAGAACTCATCATGCGACAAGTCCCACAGTTGATGTCGGTACTCTTGTGATCCATTTACCATGACTACGACGTGATCGTCTTCGTCAAAATAGTAAAAACCATTCAGCACTTTGCCTGTTAAGGCCTGTGGCACAAACGTATACATCAGGATTGGTCTACCATATGAAATCCAGTAAGGCAACTCAGCATAATAATCCACATCCACCATGGAAAGCAGCGAATGTTTTGGGACTGAGTCTCTCTTTACTGATTGCATAAGATCCCGAGGTGTATAATAAAGTCGTTCACCTTGGCCGGCCTCCCTGCTAGATGGGCTAACAGTGTACTTAACCAATCCTAGACTATGAGCTGATTGCTCAATAATCGAGGTTGCAAAGTTCCTCAACCTAGCAGCATCCGGGTGAGGATGACCGGTAGGTAGTGGGGCGGCCAGTTCATTGAATCTGACATTGGTCTTCAAATAAGTAGGATCTAGATTGGTTTGTCTAGTCCACATTTGAAGCCAGTACGACAATATGACACGGCGTGTTCGCTGCGTTGTCATATAGCGTATGGTAATTACCGCTACTCCGTAGAGAAAGAGAGCAGTCCAGGA